GATGCCCGTAGTTAAATCCGATGTGTCTCCAATTAAAGTATAAATCTCTAAAAAGTTATCGTTAACTTTATCGAGTGCTGCTCGTAAGGTATCTCCTGTTCCATCATTTGCAGCGCTACCTAATCCAAGTGTTTGATTTGCCATTACGTTCTCCTAATACTATTTATAATCATTTAGGATCACCAAATGGATTAGATTCACTGAAATCCAAAACTGTTGCGCTTTGTGCGCTAAACAATTCATTTTGTGCAGTTTTATCTGATGAATAATCTCCAACAGATTTAGCATCTTCTTGTAATAAGTAATTTGTGTCGCCACTATCTGATGAATTTTCAAGCATAATACTTTCTCCAAGAGATCGTGGGTCTGTACTAACTGTAGTACTATCGGCCGTAACATCAGTGTTATCAACTGTATAGAAATTATTATCTACAGTTAATGATTCACCAACACTAGTGCCTTCTTCCAAAGTAAATTGGAACAGAAGTCTGTCAACACTTAATTCATCTTCAATCGCATCAATGTCTGCAATACCTGTATCAATAATTTCTGAACTATAATCATACAGACGACATCTTAATTTATAAACTGGATTGTTGTCCAGTTGATAAAATGGCTCATCATGGTCTACAAAATTAACTTGAAACATCTTATCAAGTACAGGGTGATATACTACATCACCTTCGTTTGGCCTATCTGCATCTGTCGCAGATGTGTCTTGTATAATGTAAAAATTAGAATCGCCTGATGCAGTTGACAGAGTAGTTGAATCGTCTGACTGATCTATTGTTGCTTCTTCTAATAATATAGAACCGCCAGTTGTATCTGTTGCGGTTTCTATTTGCATCTGTCTGTCTAGTTCTTGAAATCTTATTTTGTTAACAACGAAAGTAACTTCGCTTAAATTTTCTAAACCAAACTGACTCATTATTTCTTTTTCACCAGCAAACCCACCCTCTGAATCTTCAATGTACATTTCTATAGGGTGTTGTTGTGTAAACTTAGAAAGAGAATCTTCCCCCATTATAGTATCTTCTGCAACCAGTGTGCGGTCAAGATAATAAACATCATGTCCATAAATCTGTATTGCTTCTTTTATAAGATTACTATAAAGAGATTGTTCTGTTGCTATTGCGGCGACATTGCTTGTATGAAAAAAAGAATTAACAGCCATTAGTTATCCTATCATATAGTTGATTGGTAATTCAAATGCTAATTGAATCTGTTCTTCTAATTTTTCCAGTTCTTCTGTTGCTTGGCTGAATATAGTTTCACCATTCATAGTAACACCACCCAACATTGCAACACCTGAGAACTTAGATAAGTTTGCACCCCACTGTCTTTTGATAAGTGCGGTTGCGTATCTTTTTAAATAAATGTCATCAAAGATGTCTGTGAATGCTGTTGGGTCAAGTTGTCGATAACATTCAATAACCATAAAGTCTACATCAGCAGTTACATCATTTTCCCAATCCATATCAACATAAAGACGATTCTGATGTTGATTAAAACGGATAGGGGTTTCGCCTACAAGAATGTGTTCTAGAAAATCTAAATTCTGCATTGTCAATTCGTATTGAATAACAGAAGTTGAAGAAAAATCAAACAGGTCATTTAATCGTAATTGATAACGAATATCAAACATATTACTACCACCACCTGTGTCAGTAAATGGAAATACTCTCGTAATAGATACAACAGAGTTTGGAACAGGAATCCAATTGTTTCCTTCACTCCAAGTTGAAGTGACACTGGCATCTACTACATCTGTCGCAGTAGTGTCTGAGTTTCCTCTTGCTCGAGCAACATCAGCTGCGGTAATTAAATGTTTAAGATACATTTTTTCAATACCATCATAATGATATTGTGCGAAATATTGGAGTGCTTCGTCTAGACGATCATCTACTTGGTCATCTGAAACATTGATGTCAATAACACCAAACCCTAAAGCTCTAAGGCAGTATGTTTTTAATGTAGCTTTTGTTGATGGTGCGGCCATACTCTTTCCCTTTTCTACATATTTATAAGGTTTGAGGGTTGCACTCTTTTATTTAACTTAAAAAGGCAATCCTGTTTTTGTTACAGGGGTTGCTTTAGAAGCAGTTATTTGAGCTGCAATACTATCTACAATCCAATCTAGTTCTTTAACAGAGTCTCCCTCTGGTGTCTCACCATAATCTTTTATTGTTGTTGCATCAAGTACCGCCTTTACCCAAGTTATAATATTTGCTTCGGTTATACTTGCAAATGCTTTAAAGTTATCAGTATCTAAAGCACCCAATTGAGTAGTTCCAAAATGAGATCCCCAATGATCAACACCACCAACAGTTTCCGTGTCCATGCAACTCCAAGATACAGAAGTAATTACATCTGATTTACCACCTGTGCTTGTTGTTCGTTTTGCTGTTAATATTTTCCATGTTGCTGCCATGATTATTTCTCCAGTGCTATCATTTTAGTTTCTAATACTTCTATTTTTTCTACTAGTTGTTGGATAACAGAAATGTACATTGCATCTTTTGAACCAAGATAGGAAGTTAGTGCGGTTTTTTCATCTTCTAAATTATCTTCTGTTTTTGTAAGAAGATAGAAATCTGGGTTATCAGATCTAATTTCAATTCCATCTACATATCTAGAATCTATTTCTTGCACCTCTTGTGCTACAAATCCTCTTAGATTACTTTTGTTACCATGTTTTTCTGGGTTTTTCCAATCAAAAGTTTTAGGCTTATATTTTTTAAAGTCTTCAAGACTATAACTATAATTCTCAATATTTTTCTTTAGTCTTAAATCAGAGTTAGATGTAATACTTGTATCTGTCGCAGTTAATGTGCCATCAGCTCCAATTCTGAAATGTTCAGTAATATCCCCTTCGCTACTGTTTGCTGTGGTGTCAACATTTGCATTTGTAAAGAAAACCAATGCGGCTGGAGCATTTGTGGTCTGAGTTCTGTTACATCCAATTTTGGCCATGATACCAGCTTCATTTTCATTCCACCATTCTACACGAAATTGTTGTTCTCCTGTATTGGAATTCGGAGACACCCCCCTAAGTCTAGTGGCCACTTTACGCCCTATATAAACTGCCCCCGATTCAATCTTTAATGTTTCGGTTGGCGCCCCCTCTGCTAAAACAAAAGGAAAACTTCCAGTATCTCTGTCGTTTATTACCATAGAGCCTACTGCTATTGACTGCGCTCCATCTGACCTAACCTGAAAGCCATAACCAGCGTTGCCGTCTTCAAAAATTAATTCGGCATAATTGTTGCTTACGGTCGTTGCAATTTTTGCAGTTGTCGTTGCGCCACTAGAAATTTCTAAAAGACTGTCTGGCGCACTCGTACCTATACCTACTCTGCCATCACCTCTAACTAAAAATGATTCTCCCTTAGAACCAGTATGATTGTCGGTTACAACAAAACTATTTCTAGTAGTGTTTGAGCCATGTTGTTGATAAATTTCAAACGCATCGGTGTTGTCGTCACTTTGAGCTTCAAAATAATGCCCGTTAGTTGCATTTGATATTTCTGCATATACAGCAGTTGATTTGTAAACATCAAGTCTAGCTGTGGTGCTAGCTTCTCCAATAGCAACATTGCCAGCAGAAGTTATAGTCATTCTAGTTGCAGCAGCTTCACTTGCGCCCGTCATAAAGTCTAATGAAGTTGCGTTTACACTTGAACTAAAATCTCCTTCTGACCTTGCTTGAATAGCTGCAGCAACTAGAATTGCATCCGTACCTGTTCCTTCGTCTGGTGCTTGGAATTGAATTTTGCCCATGACATCATTTGCAGCCATGTCTGTTTCACCAGTTGCAAGAGTTAGAACAATAGGTTTATCATCAGCAGTCGCAGTATGTTTAAGTTCAAGTCCTACGTTATGAACATGAGTAAGTGTGACTTCACTATTCGCACCAAAATGAATAACTGGTGCATCACTTAACAGAAACAAGTCATCACCAATGACCGCATCTAGAACTACTGATAACCCACCGTCAGTCTGCAAAGAACCATCAGTTGTTGAGGTTGCAGCGGTTGTATCATCAGTTTTGATAATCCCACTAGCAGTAATGGTAGTAGAAGCAAGAGTAGTAGTGGTTGCAGCAGCTGCTGTTCCACTTCCAAGAATACCGTCTAGTGTTCCTGTAAATCCTGTTGCGGTAAT